TTCTTTTTCCATTTATTATCACCTCTTACTATAAGTGTAACATAATAAATATCCAAAGTATACTATATTAATCAATCCGGATAATCATTCACTAATTCAATAGCGAATGTTGTTAAGAAGAGCTTTTCATCTTCTATATAAGTCGTTTCCAATTTATCATAAGTAACATCATTAGCTCTAAATAATTCCTTGAGTTGTTTTTCAGCTAATAAGTTCTTTTCCGGTGAATATAATTCAACATCCACCAATGTTATCTCTGTTAAAACTTTATTATCTGCATGGAAATTCTGTTCACCTTGGTCCAAATAAACAATAAATGTTCCGTCTTGCTTTTCGTTAAAATGAGAGTAGCGAGTCGGATACAAAGTATTCAGCGCATTCGCTAATTCTTCTAATGTTCTAATCATCCTTGTATCGCCCTTTCTACTTCTCTCATAAAGTCTTCAATCAATTGTTCTTCTACTGGTCTAATGTGTACTACTGGAGATACACGACCGCCGTCTACTTTAGCGTGACCATTTTCTAACAAGTGTGTAAGCTGATAACTAGTAGCGTTATAAACCGTCCATACACCATTTACTTTCTTAGCTCTCCAACCTCTACGATATTTGCCGTTTCTCACTGGGCTAGTCGCTTTAAGTTTTCTCACACCTTCTTTAGCTAATCTTTCTGCTATTTCTTCTATTTCATCACCTACGCCATTAGCGTACTCTCGCAAACTTCTATTAATTTCATTCGCTATTTGAGATATATCAATAGCCATATTAAACCCTACCTTCTGCTACAATCGTTACAGTCTTATTCAACTCGTCATCATTCATGGCGTCTCGTACATCGTACCTTACGCCCTTAAATTCTATTTCAAAGCTTGTCTTATCTGACTGCATAAATCGCTCTAAAGTTTTGGATTCTCTAACAATGAAGCGAGTAGTTTTATTCTGACCTTCATGCCCCGCCTCTAAATACTGTTGCCCTCTAACCGTTTTAATATCAGCCCACAATTTTCCATAAGAGACGTATGTTTCAATCTCTTGTAGTAAGTTGTCCGTTGAAGTAGTTCTTTGAAACAATTCGATACGATGTCTAAAGCGACTAGGGTTCAATTGGGTTCACCAACTTCAATTGTAGGATCATATGTTGAACGGAAAAAGGGACAATGTTTTGAGCAGTACTACCAACAGCTATGCGATTCTCGTAATAGTGAGCTGCTAATACCATGATTGCTAGGAAATGCAATGGATATTTCTTTGTGCCGTCTGCATTTAATTCCATAATATCGATAGGCATAACTACTCCAGAGTGTTCTAAGGCGCTTTTTGACGTTGATAAGAACGTGTTTAGTGTAAGGTCTTCGTCATTTCCATCTACCCTCAAATACTCTTTGAATTCTTCTAACAACATCATTCACCAACTCTCATTGATTATTCTTCTACCTTTTTTGCACGAGTCTTTTTAACTTCGACTTGCTCGATGAAAGGATAACCACATTTATTTTTTCGTGTTGACAAAGCTTCTAAGCGTTCCTTGTCTTTGTTTTCGTATGATTGACCGACTTCATAAATCTTTCCATCTGTATCTTTGAATCGTTTGATAACTTTATACATGTTTACCTCCTTATAATTCTTGTATTTCTAATACTCCTGTATATGCTAATAATACCATTGCTCCTGGAGTATAAGCTGTAATACTAAGCCTTACTCCTGTATTAACTGTAGGTGTGTAGTAAGTTACATAAGTTCCTGCTCCACGTTGTTGTGCCCCTGAAGCATTGCCATTAGTCAAACCGAAATTAGTGCTTATATAATCAGCATTATCAATTCTAATAAGTCTATATTCTATTCTTCCGTTTCCTTGGAATGCGCCTTGGAATTGTATTCTATATGTTCTTCCTGCTAATAAAGTAGTTCCACCCGAAGTAGTATTGTAAGTCAATCCACCTTGTTGATGTGTTACATTAGTCAAAACTATAGGACCTGCCGCTGAAAAAGTAAAGTTAGCATTATTTTTAGCTACTATTAAACCTTTTTGACCGCTAGAACCACCACCTGCAACCGATAGAACACCGTTGTTAACTTCTAAACCAGAGCCTACTTGTACAACACCTTTACTTGTAGTTGTTGCATCGTTTAATGTTGGAGTTAAGCCGATTGGTCCTTGAGCTCCTTGTAATCCTTGTTGTCCCTGAGGACCCTGAGGACCAATCGGACCAACAACACCAGGTTCTCCTTGAATACCACGGGGACCTTGTTCACCACGAGGACCTGTTAAACCACGTTCTCCTCTAATACCAGTTGTAATGAATTGGAATTGTAATTGATTATCGTGTTTGATATAAACGGTTCCGTTACTATCTCTTGTTTCATCACTAATTATTGAGATAAACGAACTATCTGTAATGTTTACTAAGTCTGCTAAGGCTTCCGCATATGTCATATAACTAGAAGAAATTTCTAGTCCTTGACCTGTGTCACCTTTTTCTCCTCGTTCTCCTTCAATGCCCTGTGGACCAATTTCACCTTGAGGACCTGGAGGACCTTGTTCACCTTGCAATCCTTGAGGACCTTGCAATCCTTGAGGACCTTCATCACCTTTTTCACCACGTTGACCATCTAATCCGTCAACACCATCTCTTCCTGGAGGACCTTCATTTCCTTGAGGACCAGTATCACCTTGAGGACCTTGTAAACTACCACTTTCAACCCAATCGGTGCCATTAGATATATAAACCGTACCATCTACTATATAAACTTGACCTTGGTTAGCATTACTAGCCGTTGGTAAATCGGCAACACTTGAAACTGTATCTGTCACTTGTACGCCTTGAACAATTCCGTTGATATTAATTTCTCCATTAATATTAGGCTTCATTCCATTAATTGAACGAACCGAAGCTACGAATTGCAATTGTCCCCAAACCGTTTGCTCCATATTGCTAGAACGTGTAAGGGTAGGAATAAAAGCGCCATCTTGCAGAATATCAGTTTGTTGAATAACAATACTTTTTCCATCCATTCCGAATCTATCTGTAATGACTGTAATTGTTGTTTCAGGAATATTAAATCCTTGAAATAATTCATCAACGAAAGCATTTTGACCTGGTACATAATTAAACGTACCAATTGTTCTTCCTAACGGATATAAATTAGGAGCACCGTCTACAGGAATACCAGGGTTAACTGTGAATGGAATTGGTACTTCTACATCACCATCCATATTGGGCATGTTTCCATTAATACTTCCTATATATGAGTCAATGAAGTCTGTGAAATCTTGTTGCGTCGGGACTTGACCTGTTCTAAAAATATTTCTTAACTCTGGTTTTTGTCTAACAACCATTTAAATTTCACTCCTTTAAGGTGTTGGTGTTCCTTCTAAAGCCGCAACTCGTGCAGTTAAATCTATAATCAATTGACGAATAGCTACCGTTTCACGTTGTACCGCATCGGCTGTAATAGCGCGTTGTTTATTTGGTCCTAAGAAATCTTGAATCGCTAGATGTCCTGGTGTTGTTTCGTTTCCAATTACGCTTTCATGTGTTGTTAGTCGATTATTCAATACTGTACCTTGCGAAGCATCTAATACCGAACCTGCAGGAATAGTAGTTAGATTGTTTTGGATTGTTGGTAAAGTAGGAATAGTAATTGCTACATTTCCTAATGCATCTGGTTGAACACCATTAACACTTCCTACAAATGAATCTATTAAATCAGCGAAATTATCCTGTGTTGGGATATCATCCGTTTCAAATACACTTTTTAACGCTACCTTTGTTTGAATTGCCATTTCGAACCCCTTTCTTTAAATAAAAATAAGCTGTGAGACGAATCGAAATTAAGTTAGTTGGTACATTACCTATCTCGATTAATCTCATAGCTTTAAAATCAACCTACTGCATCTATGCCTATAGTCCAAACCCCGATGCCGCGTGTAATTGGGTTAGGACCAGGCGGATTAGGGTGTAACTACCGTATCAACTAAGCGGAATGCTGAAGTTAATTTAATGCGGTGGTCTAACCACGCTGTGATAACGAAATCTTCGATACCAGTACGAACGTTTTTATCACGATCATATAACACACCTAGGTCATAGTTAAGGTGAGAATAAGTGAAGTCACCTACGATTGGACGAACAGCCGCATCTGTGAATACGATTGGTTTACCAAAGATTTGTTCTGGTTGTACACCGAATAAAGTTGTAGAGTTGTTAGCTAGTTGTTCTAACATTTCAAGGTATGCGGCATATGACATTACGATTGTAGCATTTTCACGATAGTCTTCGTGTAATGCACCAAGAGCTAATTTAATACCGTTGTAAGTAGCGGCACCTTGAGTTGCACCATTACCTTCTACTGCTACGATAGCATTTTGAGTTGAATAGAATGACATATGTTCCTCACCAACAGCAGGAGTAGCCGCGAACATAACTTTCTTTTCTTTTGCCGCAATACCAGAACGTAGAGCGTTTTCTACAGAAGCAACTAAGTTAGTTTCTGTACCGTTTAATACTGTTTCAGATACACCTGCGAATACTTTAAACTTGAATCGACCAAATGATACTAATGAACCTGTAGCTTCTAATTCTTTAGCCGTTTCAGTATCAGCGATGAAATCGTCATCTCCAAGAGTGAACGCTACTTTAGGAATCTCAAGGTTAGTAATGTTAGTTACTGTGATAATGTCACGTAATGGATTACGAGCTAATGGCTCAAGGATTAAACCAGTTGAAACCGTTTTAGGTAATAAGTTTTCGCCTCCCGATGGTGGAGTATTACGGTCACCAAGTACAGCCATAACATCAGTTGAAGGACGTTCGTTACGAATAACCGCTTTGATAAGTTCTGCTTTAGCTTTAACTTTTTGTTCTTTTGGATCAGTTACTGCATGAATGTTACCTTGAGCATTGAATTTTGCGGCTTGTTCTTTTTCCATTGCGTCGTGTTGAGCTTTGATAACGTCAAAACGTGCTTGCATATCTTCTTTAGCTTTTTGGATTGCTTGGATATCTTCACGTGTTGCTTGTGGGTCGATTGCCTTTGCAGTTAGTTCTGAATCATACTTTGCAACTTGTTGACCGATTGTAGCCATGTTTTGTTTAATTTCGAATAATGTAGTCATTTGTAATGACCTCCTATAATAAGTTTAGTGTTTGTAAATAAGCGATATTCGCTTTTGAATTACTTAAAATCTCTTGTCGTTCTGCATCCGTTAAAACATTTGCTTGAGGTTCTTTATCAACTTCAAGGAGCGCTTTA